ACATGGCTATCCAATATATCTTTACTAACTGGCAACAAGGTTTAGCCTTCCAAGATCCTGCTAGATATCCTAAGACACGTACACTAGAGTATAAGATTGATCTTATGTCTATAGCTGAGACAGAGTCCTACTTAAAAAGCAGAGTCTCTGAGTTAAAGACCCTATTGCAGTCTCCTGAGAAGGATATGCCTCCTTGTACTGATGAGGATCTATGGCGCAAAGAGACAACTTATAAATACTATAAGAATCCTGCAAAGATGACCCGCAGCACTAAGAACTTCAAAACTGCAGCCGAGGCTAATGTTAAACTAGCTGATGATGGTTTTGTAGGAATTGTGGTTGAGAAAAAAGGCGGAGTTGGCTTCTGTAGTTACTGCCCCGCATCCCCCATCTGCCTCCAAAAAGATGAATATATATTGGATGGCTCCCTCGTACTATAAAAAGAGATTATTATGAAAAGATTTTTTAAAATAAACCGTGCAGTTCATTCTGCTCACGGAAACGCACCTACTGACGACAAAACAATTCACGTTAGTCGTAAACCTTATAAAACTCGGGACACAACACAGTTGACCCAAGAAGACCATGATGTGATTTGCAATACCTATAGGCTATTTATTGAGCACAACATGAACGCTCCACGTAATGAAAAAATGTCTACAATTACACTGGCAGCCCGTATAAATACCCATTTAGGTACTGACAAATCTGTTAGTGCCCTCGGTAGAGTATGGCAAGGTGATATAAGAAAAGAGCACCTACCTACCAGAGCCGAAGTTGAGAACGCAAACCTTTAAAGATATACTGGAATCACAATGAGAGATTTAGAAACCATTGAGTATAATACTACAGCTAATGATTTAGTAAACGTACTTTGTCAAAAAACTCAAAGCACAAACAGACTATTCTTCCACATTTTAGTGGCGTATTACTTTGCAAAAGTAGCCTCTATGATGAGAACCAATATTAAAACACACGATCGTGGTAAAATTCCTGTGAACCTGTATGCCATTAACTTGGCCTCATCTGGTGAAGGCAAGGGCCACTCTACTAATATTGTTGAGGAACAGGTTATTCATATCTTTCGTGAGCGCTTCCTAGAAGAAACCTTTCAAGCTGCTAGTGAAGCTAGTTTAGCTAGACTTGCTGTTAAAAGAGCCATTAAAAAAGGTGTTCCTGATGAGGAGGAACTTCTCCGAGTAACCAAAGAATTTGAGTTACTAGGGAACTTAGCCTTCTCATTTGATAGTGGCACAACAGCTGCTGTGAAACAAATGCGGCATAAACTTCTAATGTCTGAGTGTGGCTCTATGAATATGGAGATAGATGAGATTGGTTCCAATTTATTAGGGAACGTCGACGTACTAACTACATTCTTAGAGCTCTATGACATTGGTAAGGTTAAACAAAAGCTTACTAAAAATACTGCTGAGAATCTCAGAGGAGAAGAGATTGACGGTAAGACCCCGACTAACATGCTATTGTTTGGTACTCCTGCTAAGCTCCTTAACGGAGGCAGAGCGGAAGACGAATTCTTCTCTATGTTAGAAACTGGATATGCTCGTCGTTGTCTTTTTGGGTTCTCTAAACTATCTACGAGAGACAGAACTCTTACTCCCCAACAAATTTATGATATGCTCACAGATAACACAGCTGATACATTCCTACAGACATTAGCAGGTCGTTTAGGAGACCTAGCAGATCCTCTTAACTTCAATACAGACATCTTGATGTCAAAAGATGTCAGCATACTTATCTTAGAGTATAGAATGCATTGTGAGAAATTTGCTGAAACTTTATCTGATCATGAAGAGATTCGTAAAGCGGAAGTATCACACAGGTACTTTAAGGCCCTTAAGCTTGCAGGAACTTATGCGTTCATTGATGGTTCTCCGGACCTTACTGAGGAGCATCTCTACAATGCTATTGCGTTAGTAGAAGCATCTGGTAAATCTTTTGAGGCGCTGCTAACCCGGGAGCGCAACTACGTTAAATTGGCCAACTATATAGCCAATATTAAGCGCGAAGTCACTCATGTGGATATGGTAGAAGAGCTTCCTTTCTATAAAGGATCTGAGACACAGAAACGTGAGCTTATGTCCTTAGCTATTGCTTATGGTTACAAGAACAACATTATTATTAAGAAATCAGTTACTGATGGTATTGAGTTCTTAAGAGGTGAAACTCTAGATAAGACTGACCTTGAGGCAGTTACAATCTCTTATAGTACTAAATTAGGCAGCGAGTATAAAAATGACACTGCTCCATTCTTAGAGCTACATAAGTTAACCCAAGCATCTGGAATGCATTGGTGTGCTCATCACTGTCTAGATGGTAACCGCAGGGAAGATCATATCTTACCCGGATTCAATCTTATTACATTAGATATTGATGGTGGTGTCACGATGGACACAGCTAAGCTCTTATTAAAAGACTATCAGTTCTTACTATACACAACAAAGCGTCACTCTCCTACAGCACACAGATTCAGAATTGTACTTCCTATGACACATACCTTGAAAATGGATGTAGCAGATTACAAAGAATTTATGGCCAATGTATTTGAGTGGCTCCCATTTGATGTAGATAAACAAACAACTGATAGATCACGTAAATGGATGTCGTGTCCAGGCACATATGAGTATAATACTGGTGAGACTATTGACTCATTATTATTTATTCCCAAGACCTCTAAGAACGAGGAACGGAAAAAGATTATTAACTCACAACAATCTCTCTCTAATATGGAGCGGTGGTTTGTTAATAACACAGCTACAGGTAATCGCAGCAACCAACTAATCAAATACGCTTTGATGTTAGTAGATGCTGGTCAAGACCAAGACAACGTACACAACAATGTGTTGGCTCTTAATAGAAAACTTGCGGATAAAATGGAGGAATCTGAGATTATCAGTACCATCATGACTACCGCAAGCAAGGCTATCTATAAAAGAGATATGCCATAAATACCCTTTAGCCCGACTCCGTCGGGTAATTTTGAATTTTTTACAATAGGAGTTACTATGTCTAATGACCATCTAGTATTAATCGGAGGCAAATCAGCCACTGGTAAATCAGCCTGTCTAAGAAATCTTAAGGATCCAGCAGGTGTTTATTATCTCAATTGTGAGAATAATAAAAAGCTTCCCTTTAAAAGCGGCTTCCAAGAGTTTAAGATTGTGGATCCAATGCAAGTTTATGAAGCATTTGAGCACGCTAAAACAAAGCCAGACGTCCACACAATAATTATCGACAGCGCAACCTATCTAATGGATATGTTCGAGTCGACATATGTATTGAATTCAGCTAACACGATGAAAGCTTGGGGAGATTATGCCCAATTCTGGAAGCGTTTAATGAGTCAATATGTAGCGAGTTCTACAAAGAACGTAATTATTACTGGCCATACTATGGATATTCTCAATGAGAAAGAAATGGCTATGGAAACCTTGATTAAAGTCAAGGGCTCAATAATGAATACAGGTATTGAGAGCTATTTCTCGACTGTAATTAGTACTAAGAAAGTACAATTGTCAGCGCTAAAAGCTTACCAATCACCTTTACTAACTATTACTGACGAAGAAGAGGCCCTAGGCTTCAAATATGTCTTCCAAGTAAAACTAACCAAAGAGACCGTTAACGAGCGTATACGGGCCGCCTTGGGAATGTGGGAAACTAACGAGACCTACATTGATAACGACGTGCAATTAGTTACTGACCGGTTACACGAATACTACGCTTAATTTAACACAACTCTCTAAACCAATAAAAGGAACTTATTATGAGTTTATTTGCAAACTTAGATACCGACGCAGCAATCATTGGCGATGAAGATACCCTTGGTGGTGGCTTTATGGTTGATTCCGGCGTTTACGACATGATAATTGATATGGCATACGCTGATACATCAACTGGTGGAGCCTTATCTGTTAATCTACATCTTAAAGACACCGCTAGTGGTGCTCTAGTACGCCTGACAGAATATGTTACATCAGGAAATGCTAAGGGCAATTCCAATACATACATTGATCAAAAATCAGGTAAAAAGCGTTTCTTACCCGGCTACAATAAAATGGATGCTATGGCTAAATTAGCTTCAGGTAAAGATCTAAAAGATCTAACTCAGGAAACTAAAATGATCAATAGATTTAGTTTCGATGTAGGAAAAGAAGTCCCTACAAAAACCGAAGTTATGCCCGAGTTGCTTGGAAAACAAATTACCGTCGGTATGTTAAAGCAAACTGTTGATAAAAACATCAAAAATGATCATGGCGCTTGGGTCCCTAGTGGTGAAACTCGCGATGAGAATGTAGCGGATAAATTCTTCCGTACCTCAGATCGAATGACTACTACAGAAGTTATCGGTGGTGCAGACAAGGGCGTATTTATTGATAAGTGGTCCTCTCAGAATACAGGTATTACTAAAGACAAAACTACGAACGCAGCACCTGCCGCCATTTCCGGAGCTCCTGTAGCTAAAGCTGCAGCTCCTTCAGCGGGGCCAGCGGCTGCTAGTTTGTTTGCTAATTGACTGTAAAGTCTGATGCCTATATTGGTATAGATCCTGGGGGCAAGGGAGCTTATTGCTTACTTGTCCCCTCTACCAAACAGGCCGCATTTATGGACACTACCGAGAAACCAATGATAATATATGACTGGTTTATGCAAATTCAGAAAGAATACAATCTAGTAGTTACTATGATTGAAGATGTTCATTCTATATTTGGCACATCAGCTAAGTCTAATTTTAACTTTGGTAAAAATGTAGGGGTTGTTAACACGATTCCTCTGGTCGCGGGCAGTTCCGTAGACTTAATCACCCCTAAGAAGTGGCAAAAATTCGTTGGAGTCAAAGCTAAAGGTAAGTTGATTAAAAAGGATGTCGCTAGTATATGTGATAGGCTTTATCCCCATGTCAACATTTATGGCCCCAAAGGTGGGCTGAGAGATGGGCGAAGCGACGCACTTATGGTGGCTCATTATGCCTCCCAGACATTTAAAATCTAAAAAAAGGGTTCATATGATGGACATTACACTAAAACACGACGAAATTGTCCTGGCGCTAACCGAGTATGTTGGTGGCCAGGGTATCGACCTCAATAACAAGTCTATTGAAGTCAATCTAGTGGCAGGCAGGAGCGGTAATGGCTACACAGCTACTATCGCTATTGACTCTGCTCTAGATGCTCCTATAGCTGAAAAAGCAACTATAGCTACCAAGCCAGCTAAAGCTACCCGCAAAGTATCTAAGAATTCCGTACTCAATGCGCTAGCCTTAGACGAACTTGATCCAAAAGCTGATGACGTAGAAAAGGATGCTCAAATTCCTTTTGATCTTAATCCGCCTGAAGATAAAGCACCTGTGTCTCATGAGGACCCAGTTGTTGTAGCTGACGCTCAACCAGCTAAGACCGGAGAGAGTGAGCCTGTTTCAACCGCAAGCTTATTCGCATAAGACAGTGCTTTCCAAAATAAAAGCACTTATTATCACACTCTTGGTGATGGCAGCAATATACGCTGCCATCATCTTAGTGCCGTTTCTCCTACTTATAGGAGTAACTGGTATTGTAGGAGCTGTTATATATGCTTCTTTAATACAACCCAAATCAGAAGACGACGATTAAGGTATTACACCACTTGCCGTCTTCACTCCAAAACCTTCTGCAATACCACTGGTAATTAAACCAAATGGATTAAGATTAGCCCTGTCCCAAACTCCCCACGGAGTCATAATAGAATCTCCAATATCTGGTGAGTCTGTATCAATCAGGCCCTCTAACAGAAGGTAACCTAACACATTCACTGGGTTACCTTTAGCCGTCTGTAGAATTACTCTCTGAATGCGGAACATAAACTTAGTAAACATTATTAGCCCCACATCATTGGCCCACTGTACATATTGATGAGTTGGTAAGTCATAGTTGATAAACGTATTAACAATAT